TCGCCACGCATGGGTGTGTAAGCCCAATGCATGTTGGTCTGATGATGGATTGGCTGAAGACGAGCCGGCTGTTGGTGAACATAAACCATGAAGATTCGTGGATCGATAAGGTTGGGTATGCCGCTCTGTCTGCTGAGGTTGCAGACCAGTATAATGATTGGGAGGAAGAGGAGGAAGACAAGTCATTAGAAGAGTATCTTCAGGAGGTTCCACCAGAAGGAGTGGTGGTGGAGGTAGAGGAAGAGGAAGAGCCTCCTGTTTGGGATGGTACAATTCAAGATGTGGAAACAAATAAATGGGTGAATGAAGCAACGAATTATGCCAAAGAGTTTGCCGAGCGAGAAAAGAAATACTTGGCTGAAAAAGGTGTTCTTGAAGTTTATAAAGAGCTTTTAAAGATTGCTACGTTGGACGAATTAGATGCCATGGCGAAGTATATTCCTGAACCTAGGCCCATGACCCGCAAGCGTTTTGCCGCATACCTAGAGCCTGGGCTAAATGCTTTGTTCGGCACTGAGTATGAGCCATATGTTGGGACAAAGACATGTCAGAAGATTGATGGTCGAAACGGCAAGCCTTGTGGGCGTCCGTTAGTTGGCAGACAAAGGAAGTTCTGTAGTAAGCACGTTCCAAAGAGTACCAAAGTAGCAAGGAAAGCCTATGGCAAGAGATCGAAAAGACAAGTCAACGATCAACTATCTTGATCGGATGGACATTGACCGGTTAGATCCTGATTGGAACATACCAACAGAGTACCCTGATCTAACAGGATACAAGTCTATCGCAGTTGATTTGGAAACAAGCGATCCAAACCTCAAGTCTCTCGGACCCGGTTGGGCCCGAGGGGATGGTTTCATCGTGGGCATCGCTGTAGCTGCGGGGGATTACAAAGGCTACTTCCCCATTCGCCACCAGAACGGACACAACCTAGATCCCAAGATGACCATGCGGTGGTTTGCAAAGCAGATGGATACTCCGCGGATCGACAAGATCATGCACAACGCCACGTATGATGCCGGTTGGTTGCAAGCGGAAGGCATCGAGATAAAGGGTCGGATCATTGATACCATGATTACCGGCGCCATTGTGGACGAGAACCGGTTTTCCTACAGCCTTAATAATCTAGGCCGTGATTGGATCGACATGCGTAAGGACGAGAAGGCCCTCCGCGCAGCGGCCCGTGATTGGGGGTTTGATCCTAAGTCCGAGATGTGGCGCCTACCTCCGATGGACGTTGGACCCTACGCGGAACAGGATGCTTTAATGACGCTCAAGCTATGGGAGCGATTGAAGATAGAGGTAGAGAAGCAAGACCTCTGGGCCATATGGGAACTGGAAACAGGGCTCATTCCTCTCATGCTTAAAATGAAAACAAACGGTGTTCGGGTCAACACAGACCAAGCAGAGTTAGTGCGGAAAGAATTGAAGGGCCGAATTACCGGGCTAAAGAAATCCATTCGTGATGAGACAGGTGTGGACCTTGAGCCATGGGCCGCGGCCTCTGTTCAGAAGGTCTTTGATTCACTGGGCTTGGAGTATGCACAGACCGAGGCTGGCAATGCTACCTTTACCAAGCAGTTTTTAAACATGCACCCTCACCCTGTAGCACAACAGATCGTTAAGCTGCGGGAGTTTGATAAGGCCGACAGCACGTTTATTGACACCATCCTGCGTCACTCACACAAAGGCAGGATCCACTGCGAGTTTCACCAACTCCGGAGCGATGACGGCGGTACAGTTACGGGTCGTTTCTCATCGTCCAACCCTAACCTTCAGCAAATTCCTGCACGGGACAAAGACATTAAGAAGATGATCCGCGGATTGTTTATCCCCGAAGATGGATGCAAGTGGGGTTCGTTTGATTACTCTAGCCAAGAGCCACGGTTGTTGGTTCACTTTGCGGCTAGCTTGAATGACGATCACCGGCATCAGATGGTGGATGGTATTGTTAATGAGTGGCAAACCAAGGACATTGATCTGCACCATTTGGTTGCTGACATCGCCGGCATTGATCGGAAGTCTGCAAAGACTGTGAACCTTGGAATTATGTACGGCATGGGTAAGGCCAAGCTAGCCGACCAGTTGGACATCAGCGTAGCCGAGGCCACCACACTGCTTCAGACGCACCAGAGCAAGGTGCCTTTCGTTAAGGGGCTAGCAGAGATTGCAAGCACTCGCGCCTCTCAGCAGGGCTCTATACGCACTCTGCTGGGCCGTAGGTGCCGGTTTGATCTGTGGGAGCCTAGAACGTTTGAATACAACAAGCCACTGGCTCTAAAGGACGCACAAGAGAAGTACGGCATGTACCTGCGTAGGGCGTTTACATACAAGGCTCTGAACAAGCTGATCCAAGGATCCGCTGCGGACCAAACCAAGAAGGCCATGGCTGATTGCTATGCCGAGGGATTAGTTCCTATGCTCACGGTCCATGATGAACTATGCTTCTCTGTAGAAAGCCAAGAGCAAGCCTCTAAGATAACCGAAATTATGGAGACAGGCTTATCACATATACTCAAGGTTCCGTCTAAGGTAGACGAGGAACTCAAGGACAACTGGGGAGAGATCGAATGATGGAAGAGAAGATTGATACCGTAGGTTTTAAACAGATGCACCCCATGCAGGTTCAAGCCCTGTTGAAAGTGGTAGAGAGAACCATGCGCCTTGCTGTCTGTTCAGACGATGACGATATCATCGAGGATGTAACCGAACACGTTAACGATATGATCCAGTTGTTCGGTGGCCTTGGTGTGAAGGTCGATGTTATGGATTAAGCCGGCGCTGTATCTCTTGGTCCTGCGGGTTGGGCAATACCGTAGGGCCTGGGGGCAGGGTGGGTAGTGCGGGGATTGGAACAAATGGTCTTGTTGGCGCTGCCGTTGTTGGCGCCGCGGGGATTGGAACAGGCGCTGCTTCTAACTGAGTTTCAGTGTCAGGACGCCGTTCGTATGGCTGATCGTCAGGCTGCAAGGAAGCGCCCTTCATTAGTTTTCTAACCTCGTTGATACGAGCCCGTGGAAACTCATCTAAGATACCAGCCCTACGCATTTCTTTTCGGTTATTTAAACTTATTTTAAACGGATCAAACTTTCCCTTTAAAATACGGCGCCCACTAGATCCAATGTTGTTTTGTTTTAAAACTCTTCTGATGTCCCTGTCGCTCATGCCAATGGTTCTGAGATCTTCAAACATTTGATAGTATCGTTTATCCACTCGCAGCTTGGCTTCGTTTGCGGAAATAAACGCTCTTTCTAACTCGTCACCAGTGGCTCCTATGTCATCAGTCTTTTGGTTAAACATAGACTTTGCGTTAGTCTGAGCCTGTTGCATTCTAAAAGCACCAAACTCCAAACCTTTTTTAGGATCAAACACTTGTGGAGAAATACTGGTAGCAGCGCGAACAAGCTCTTGAATGCGAGTGCGCTCTGTTCCTAGTTTGTCAGTAGACTTTACCCCAAAGATATCGCCCTCTTCTGTTCCGATAAGTCCTCTGCTGAACCGCCCTGCTACAAACTCTCCGCCTTTAAGGTCAAAGGGCAGAACATTAGGTAGCATGGTGTCCAGAACATGAGTAAACATTTTTACACTTTTAGTCCCTGGAGCGTCTTCTGGGTTGTAGATCTTGGCCCCTGTTCCAGTTCTCCCTCCCCGATAACTAATGTCAATAAGAGCCTCTGTAAGCATTGCTTCGCCCACGAAAGGACCAAACAACTCCCCTAAAGATCCAAGCATTACTTTTGAAATTGCCTCAGTTGGGTCGGCCCCTGTAGCACCCGCTGCGTCCGCTTCGTTAATTGCGCGGTTCATAAACCTAGATAGTGTGTCGTATGGGTTCAACACGCTATAATTAATATACTCGATCTTACCGTCTGGTGTTTTACCAATAGGAATTAAGACCGAACCCTTCTCCCAACTAGGAGCAAAGGTTCTTTTATACGCTTCCATTTCTTTTCGATCAACGCCAGATATTGCATAAGCAGATTCTAACGCGGCAACCGGAGCAACCATTGTAGTTGTCGCAAACCCAGCCAACCTTTGTTGTCCGCGGCGCTGTACACGTTTGATGGGAGAAGCTAAGTCATCTAAACCTTGGTAAACGATGTTAAACCCAGTGCGAAGTATCTCCGCAGGAAAAGTAATGAAGTTACCTACCGGCAACCGGCGCCCTAATCGAACTAATTCCGATGCGCCCTTAGTGTAGTTTGGCACAGTGTCTCTGACGATCTGGGCCGCTCTGGCTTTAAGCAACTTATCAAGATGCTGTTCCATATCCTTTAACGGAACCATCTGCATACTAGCAGGAAGATCTTTGCCATTCTTAGTAAGGTAATTTATTTTCTCTTTTACAGTTGCTTTCTCCAAAGCGTGATTAAGGTGAGCGCGTTCTGCATGATAACTTTGATACTTCCACAGATCGTCTGAGGCTTGATATATATCCTCTGCAAACTTCAGTCCTTTTCCTGTTTTTTGAATACCTTTGTTTATTGCTTTAGCGGCCGTGCTTGAACCGGGAAATGTTTTATTGTTAGTTAAAGCCTCTACAAAATTACGAGGTTCTCTTGCCGATTGATCAAGACCTTTGTTTAATGCGTCTTGAATTTCCCTAAGCTCTGTACTTGTACCCAAAACCCCAAGTTCTTGAGCTTCTGACAAGTCTTTCATTAAGGCGTCATCACCTTTATTTGTAATGTTTGCCCAAACTATTTTTCTGGCGTCATTTAAATTACTTCCTCTGCCGATGACCGGAACGTTGCCGTTGGCTACAGCAAACAAGGCCGCAGTTAAGACGTTTCGCACTTGAGTAACGGGTGAAAGAATTGTTTTACTATATTGAGAGACTGCCTTTCCCTTGAGGAATGTTCCAAATGTGGCTCTCATAGCATTTGCGCCCCAAGAATCCTCTGCCCATACAGAATTAGTCAGGCTGTTATATATATCTCTTGGTACATAATGATTGTCTAAAGCTCCCCAACCAGATTGACTAATTACTTCATCTAACTTTTTCTGTGTGCCTTTTGCAGGGCCGGGCATAGAACCTAAGCCACCTAACTTCTTTTCTCCTCCTAACTTAACAAAGCCTTGGTCCGTTAGGTTTTTAGCTTGAGCCTCTGACAACCCTTCACCATTCTTAAACAGTTTACCTATGCCAGTATTGTCCTTTGCCATCTGAGCAATGGTTCCATAGTACTCATCGACAGCATTGAATTGAGCAAGGTCTGCAATAGTTTTGAGGTATGCTTCTTTTGGGTCAGATATTTCACCCATGAGTTGACGTAAAGGTTGATCAAACTCTTTGCGCCCCAAGAACATGCCTGTATCCAAACGGTTTTCGGCTATCCTACCGCCACCTAACTTAGAAAATCTGTTTTTTAATTGGTACTGGCTTAAAAAACTATCTCTAACTTTTGTTGCTACCGCATCGGTAACCTGTCCAGTGACTTTTATTTTGTTGTCAGGCATTCTGGTTAGGCCGTTGGTTACCAAAAAGTCATCAGGTAGTTCGTCACCTAAATCTCGTTTGGCTATTTTGTTGAGTTCTCTTTCAACGTTTTTAGGATTACCTTTAAAATAATCCTTTGCTGCTTTAAGACTTTTTTCATCTGGTTTATATTTGCTGTCAGTAAATACCTTGTAGGTTCTACGCAGATAACCATCAGACATTGTATCGTCTAGCAACTGTTTAAAAGTCTTGCCTTCTGGGCTAATAAAAGTCTCGTTAGATTTAGCAACGGTGCTGTCTTCCCGTGCATACTTTGCTAGATTGTCCCGTAACTTACCCATCTTAATTGCGTGTTGACGCACTTCTTTAGGCATGTTTTTTAAAGCTCTTGCTTTAACATCTCCTGTCTCTCCAAGATACTGGTGCAGTTGATTAGTAACACCTATCTCATCTAATGCTCCCCCACCGGGAGGTATACTTTTAAAGTATTTATCCGCAGCATCTTCAAATGCTTGAAAAGCTACTTTTCCGTCTTGTAATGTAGCCCTCGCCTTTGCATCCACTAAAAGTTTTTCTTCAGCGATCTGTCGAGGAAGAGCCCCTCCATACCGGCCAAACATAACAACGTCAGCAAAAGCCTTCTTTAATCCAGTAACTTCATCTTCTGACCCTGCTTTAGCAAGTATTCTTTTTTCTAATAAATCCTCAATGTCAGCACCTGCTTTGTCTATTTTGTTTTTTAAACCTTTAGTAGCTCCCGTAGCATCAGCACCAAATTTTACGGCTGGAAACAAAACTCCTTGTAAGGTGCCGCCAATAATGCCCCCCTCTGTAGCAACCTTTAATCTGTTTCCTAGCTTGGCAAGAGTTCTTTCTTGTCCTTCTAAACCAATTAGGTCTGTCGTTTGCGTTGGACCCGAACCGGCCCAATCTCCTATCGTAGTAGCACCATCAGTAGTAACTAATATATCGGCACCCGCAGCGGCCCCTATTTCTTTCGCGGCTAATCCAAATCTTTCGGCCTTGGACATTGGACCGAGAGCCTTGCCGGCCTTTGCTGCTTTCGCGGCTCTGCCAGCCATGGCTAATTTACCCGCGACACTAGCAGCTCCCATTCCTGGAATGGCGTATTGAGTTAAAATCTCTGCGCCCTTACCTACAAACCCTTCTGGATCAAGACCTAAGCTATCTCTAATTTCTTCTGCTTTTTTAGTCACAGCATCAGAAGAGTTTTCGCCTGTAGCAAGATCCGTAAGAAGGGCGCCGGCACCGATTACACCTTCGAAAATACCAATTCCACCAGAAACTACGCCCTCACCGAACTCTCCCAAAAGTGTGTCATCATAAAACTGATCTCGGTTGCGGCCTGTCTCTTCTTCTTCTACGGGCTGCGGCACAAACGCTGATCCATCCGCAGGCTGCGGCACAAAGGTTGAACCGTCTGCGGGTTGTGGAACAAACGCTGATCCATCCGCAGGTTTAGGAATAAACTCAGCCATATTTTACCCTATGCTGCTGGTGCTTGAGTGGTGTATTTTTTTCCGTTTAATGTATACTGAGGTTCCCCTGCTGCCGCGGCTGCGTCATTTGCTGCTGTATGTGCGGCTATCTCTCCACCCCCACCACTAGGTGCGCCACCACTACCAGAATACATCGGGCGCAATATCTCTAGTGCCATTTGATACGCTTCTTGAGGAGAATCTGCTTGTTCCCCTGCTATAATCTTTTGTGACATTTGAAACGCGGCTTCACGATATGTGGGCTCGTCTTCAAATCCTGTCTTAGAAGAAGAAGCACGTAACGATGCCTTCAGTCTCAACAGGCGCTCTGCTTCAGCGTTAGCCGCAGCGGTCTTCTG